TTAGCCCCTCTACGGTCATCAGCGTTTACACGGGCGGAGTGGGCATCAGGTTTGCCGCTGGCGGCGACCCACCGCCCCCCGACCCCCCGCTGGGGCCGCTTACCTCCCCCTCCCATGCTTACGCTGTAATCCACTCTTCCCATCACATTCCCATAAACACCCCCCCATCACCCGCAAATCACTGACCCCCCGGGGTATATATATTTTGATTTACACCCCTTGCGAACGTTCGGATTGTGATTTAAACTAGAGATATGGACGACATCATTGATTATGCGAGGCCAACTCTTCTTGCCGAGAAGGCTCTCAAGGACATGCACAACGCAGTGATTGAGAAGAGGTATGCCAATGCCAAGGAGCATGCCTTGGAGGCTTTGACGCAGTTGAGGCTTGCGTATCAGGCTATTTGTGAGGAGCAGAAGAATGTACGAAAAGCATCAACTGGTGCTTGATTTCATCCGGGCGTACATCAAGCTCCATGGTGTGGCTCCCTCTTACACAGTCATAGCCAAGGGGATAGGACTGAGGTCTAAGGCCAATGTCCACCGGATTGTTCATAGACTCAAGGATGAGGGGCACTTGACCCTCCGGCCCCATAAGTTCAACTCTATTGCTGTCAGGGATCAGTCTGTCCGGGCTGTGGGTCGCCTGTGAGTTTCCTTACAAAGAAAGAGGTATCGGACTATCAGTCCTTGATTCCTCTTGTGGATGATGATGGCCGGGCAAAGATTCTCCAGCTTTTGGAGCTAGACAAGGTCCAGAGGTGTAAGGAGTCTTACATCTTCTTTGTCTCTCAGATGTGGCCGGTGTTTATCTCTGGGAAACACCATCAGATCATGGCAGATGCCTTTGAGAGGGTGGCTAAGGGGGAGTTGAAGAGGCTGATTATTAATATGCCTCCCCGGCACACCAAGTCGGAGTTTGCTTCCTATCTGCTTCCTGCGTGGTTTTTGGGGAAGTTCCCCCACAAGAAGATCATTCAGACTGCTCACACCGCAGAACTGGCCGTCGGCTTCGGACGTAAGGTCCGTAACTTGGTGTCTTCGGACCCCTACCAGAAGGTCTTTGGCACAAAACTATCCTCTGACTCCAAAGCCGCAGGACGATGGAACACGGACGTAGGGGGGGATTACTTCGCTATCGGTGTTGGGGGAGCCGTGACGGGTAAGGGTGCTGACCTACTCATCATTGACGACCCTCATTCGGAACAAGAAGCCAAGCAGGGCAACCCTGCGGTCTATGACAACGTGTATGAGTGGTACACATCCGGTCCCCGGCAGCGTTTACAGCCGGGCGGAGCAATCATTATTGTGATGACCCGGTGGTCCAAGAGGGACCTGACCGGGCAAATCCTGAAAAACAGCGAAAAAGACGGCACAAATGAGTGGGAAGTCATCGAATTTCCCGCGATTCTTCCCTCCGGGACCCCTCTATGGCCCGGATTCTGGAAAAAAGAAGAACTTGAGGCCCTAAAAGCAGAACTTCCCGTCGCTAAATGGGAGGCGCAGTACCAACAGAACCCCACTTCGGAAGAAGGGGCCATCATCAAGCGGGAAAACTGGAGAATCTGGACAGAAGATGCTCCCCCGCAGTGCGAATACATCATCCAAAGCTGGGATACAGCCTTCGAGAAGTCAAACAGGGCCGACTACTCCGCCTGTACAACATGGGGAGTCTTTAAACAGGCCGATGACAAGGGGAACTACAAGACCAACATCATCGTTCTGGATGCGTTTAAACGACGGATGGAGTTCCCAGAGCTAAAACAGAGGGCTTTTGAGATGTACAAGGAATGGTCCCCAGATTCCTTGATCGTGGAGAAGAAGGCCGCCGGGGCTCCGCTTGTCTATGAGCTACGGCAGATGGGCATCCCTCTTCAGGAATATACACCGGGCAAAGGAAGCGATAAGATCGCCCGTGTAAATGCTATCTCGGACCTCTTTGCGTCCGGGGTGGTGTGGTGCCCCGAGACAAGATGGGCTGATGAACTCATGGAAGAACTCGCAGCTTTCCCGAACGGCGATCACGACGACTTGGTGGACTCAACCAGCCAAGCTCTTCTGCGTTTCCGGCAGGGCGGGTTTGTGTCTATCAGTTCTGACGAGCCTGAAGAACCTAAGTACTTCAAGGGCCGCAGGGCTGATCGCTACTACACGGTGTAAATCATGGAACCAAGATACAAAGTTAAAGGCGCGTACTTTGTTCCCGGCACTCCGGAGTACGAGAAGTTCCTGAAAACCGTTGACCGCAACAACAAAGACAACTGGGTTGCGGGCGGCGGCGTTTACCTGCCAATCACAAAAGAAGTTTCTGCCAAGAACTACATCACGGCAAGACGCGCCAACCCAAATAACAACTTTGGCGCAAAAGATCGGATGGAGACGCAGGACTACGCCTACGACAGAGAAACCATGGCAAATCTTCTTGCCGCCTACAAAAAGGCCGCAGAGCGCCATGGCGTGCAGATGATGCATCCGGATGAACTGACCAACCTCGCTCTTCTTGAGGGCCGGTCAAACTTCGGATACAACGACTACGATGTAAACAGCAAGCAAGCCAATAAAATTGCCAAAGACCTAGTGGCCCAAGGCATCGACCCCTACGCAGCAGGATTCCCGGCGGCAATTGTCTCCAAGCAGATAATGGCCAAGCGTTTAAATCTTCCATTCGCTCAGGTGTGGAACGGCGCAGGACCCAAGGCCCGGGCATACGCCAAGAATTTTGAAGATCAAAGGTACGCGGTGGAAGACCCCCGCAACCAGTCTCTCAGACAGTTCATCCGGCAGTCCATTGGTTACAAAGAGCCTGAAGTCCAAGTTGCCTCATCTGAGGAATTTAAACAGGGCGGCTCGGTGAGGATGCCTGACAATTACAGCCCCGGCGGCTGGAAGCTGATTTAAAGGAAAACAACATGATTGATAAAGGTCTGTACCAAGCCCCGCAAGGGATTTCTGATTTGGCAGAGCCTCCTATCGAGATTGAGATTGAAAACCCCGACTCGGTATCTATCGACATGGGGGATATTGAGATCGACCTAGTCCCCCAAGAAGAAACCGCAGAAGACTTCGATGCCAACCTCGCTGACTACATGGATGAAAGCGCGTTGGATTCTCTGGCCTCGGAACTCATTGCAGACTTTGATAAAGACCAGCGAGACCGCAAGGAATGGGTCCAGACCTACGTTGATGGTTTAAAGCTCCTCGGCCTCAAGTACGAGGAGAGGACCGAGCCGTGGGACGGTGCCTGCGGTGTGTTCCACCCCATGCTCACTGAGTCCGTGGTCCGCTTCCAAGCCGAAGGGATCATGGAGACCTTCCCCGCGATGGGGCCGGTCAAGACGCAGATCATTGGCCGTGAGACGGTAGACAAGAAAGATGCCGCTTTGCGTGTGCAAAACGACATGAACTACCAGCTAACCGACCGGATGACGGAGTACCGCCCGGAGCATGAGAAGCTGCTGTGGTCCCTGCCTATCACCGGCTCGGCCTTCAAAAAGGTCTACTACGACCCCTCTATTGGCCGCCAAGTTGCCATGTTCATCTCCGCAGAGGACATTGTTGTCCCCTACGGAGCCCCGGACTTGGAGCGCTCCGAGCGTGTTACCCACGTCATGCGCAAGACCGAGAATGATGTTCTGCGCCTTCAGGAAGCCGGTTTCTACCGGGATGTCGATCTAGGCGAGCCCACGGGCGAACTGGACGACATTGAGAAGCAAAAGGCCGAAGAGCAGGGCATGTCGGCCATCCAAGACGACCGCTTCCGCATCCTTGAGATGCATGTAGACCGAGACCTCCCCGGCCATGAGCACACCAATAAGTATGGTGAAGAGACTGGCATCGCGCTGCCGTACGTCATCACCGTGGAAAAAGGCACATCGAAAATCCTTGCCATCCGCCGTAACTGGCACGAGGGTGACAAGCTCCACCTCAAGCGACAGCACTTCGTCCATTACCAGTACATTCCCGGGTTTGGTTTCTATGGCTATGGCCTCATCCACCTCATCGGCGGCTATGCCAAGAGCGCGACTATGCTTATCCGCCAGCTTGTTGACGCTGGCACTTTGTCTAACCTCCCCGGTGGCCTCAAATCGCGGGGTCTTCGGATCAAGGGAGATGACACCCCCATCGCACCGGGAGAGTTCCGCGACGTAGATGTGCCCTCCGGCTCCATCCGCGACAACATTCTTCCCCTGCCGTACAAGGAACCCAGTCAGGTTCTGTACGCCCTCTTCGAGAACATCGTCCAAGAAGGCCGTGCGTTTGCCTCCTCTGGCGATTTAAACGTCAGCGATATGTCGGCCAACGCCCCCGTGGGCACGACGCTGGCGCTGTTGGAGCGGACCCTGAAGGTCATGGGCGCGGTGCAGTCCCGTATGCACTACGCCATGAAGCAGGAATTTAAACTGCTCAAAAGCATCATTGCCGACTACACCCCGGAGGAGTACACCTACGAACCGGAAGAAGGCAGCCGCTTCGCCAAGAAGTCTGACTACGACCAAGTCGATGTCATCCCGGTCAGCGACCCCAACGCAGCCACCATGGCGCAGAAGGTTGTCCAGTATCAGGCAGTCATGCAGCTTGCCCAGCAAGCCCCGCAACTCTACAACCTGCCTTTGCTGCACCGCCAGATGATTGATGTTCTGGGGGTCAAGAACGCCCAGAAGCTGGTCCCGATTGAAGACGACGCAGTCCCCACCGATCCTATTCAAGAGAACATGAATGCGATCACGGGCAAGCCCTTGAAGGCGTTCATTGAACAGAACCACAAGGCCCACATCCAAGTCCACATGATGGCGATGCAGGACCCGAAGATTGCTCAGATCATCGGCCAGAACCCCCAAGCGCAGGCCATTCAGGCAGCGATGATGGCTCACATCAACGAGCACGTTGCCTTTGAGTACCGCATGGAGATGGAAAAGCGCATGGGCTTCACCCTCCCGGGCGAGGAAGAGAACAAGACCATTGACCCCCAGATAGCCGATCAGATTGCCCAGATGGCGGCGCAGGCGGCTCAGCAACTGTTTAAACAGAACAGTGACGAGGTCAAGCAACAGCAGTACCAACAGCAGATGCAGGACCCGGTGGTTCAGATGCAGATGCAGGAACTCAAGATCAAGGAAGCCGAGATTCAACTCAAGGCTCAGAAGCAACAGGTCGAGGCAGCCGCCAAGGCGGATCAAATTCGAATCGAAGAATCACGTATCGCGGCTCAGAAAGAGATCGCTGCTATGCAAGTCGCGGCAACCGCCGCTGCACAAAAGGACAAGCTTGCTCGCCAGCAGGAGAGCGAAGGAATGCGGATCGGCGCTGACATTGCTAAACACCGCGCTCAGATGTCGTCCCAGCAAGCGCAACGGGTAGCGCGTCCATTTACCCCAACCAAAAAAGGAAATGAGTGAATGAAGTGAAGGTATTGGCGCACGCCGCCAAAGTCATAGCTGATACACGCGCAGACCAAGAAGCCTTCGTGGCTGGCGGTCGCGCTGCTGATTACGCCGAGTACCGGCATGTCTGCGGGATCATCCGAGGTCTGAACACCGCAGAACAAATCATTAAAGACCTTGTGCAACGATTGGAAAAAGACGATGAGTGAGTTTGACCTGAAGGCTATCGACCTGTCACCTTTGCTGAACAAGCCTGCGGAAGAGAAGGCTAAGCAACTCCCCGACCCCAAAACCTTCCACCTTCTGTGCGTTGTGCCGGAAGCCATGGAAGAGTATCAAGACAGTGAGGTTGGGATTCTCAAGGACTCCAAGACCATGCACTACGAGGAGGTCCTGACCCCCGTGCTGTTTGTGGTCAAGGTTGGCCCCGACGCCTATAAAGACGCTACCCGTTTTCCCAACGGCCCTAGCTGCAAGCAAGGTGACTTTGTCATCGTGCGCCCCAATTCAGGAACCCGCCTGAAGATTCATGGCCGTGAATTCCGGATCATCAACGATGACTCGGTTGAAGCTGTCGTGGAAGACCCGCGTGGTATTGCGCGTGCATAAGGAGTGATTTAAATGGCAGAGTACGAAGAGTTTAAATTTCCAGACGAGCAGAAGGCAGACGCCAAGCCCGAGGTGGAAATTGAGATTGAAGACGATACCCCTGAACAGGATCGTGGCCGCAAGGCCGCACCACCGCCGGAAGACCCGACCGACGAAGAGCTAAACAGCTACGACGAGAAGGTCCAGCAGCGGATCAAGAAATTTACACGCGGCTACCACGACGAGCGCAGGGCCAAGGAATCAGCCCTCCGTGAGCGTGAAGCCGCAGAGAACTTTGCCCGGCAAGTGCTTGAGGAGAACAAGCGCCTCAAGGGACAGCTTGAAGCCGGAAGTAAGGTACTTATCGAACAAACCAAGTTCTCCGCCAATGGAGAACTTGAAGCCGCAAAGAAGCGACTTAAAGACGCATTTGAGTCGGGAGATTCTGATGCCCTCGTAGAGGCGCAGGAGCAGGTAGCACGAGCTACCCTGCGGATAGATAAGACTGAGAACATGCGGCCTATCGTCTCGGAAGAGACGGAGTTCAAACCCGCAGCCAAAGAGCTACCCCAGAAAACCAAGAGTTGGGTTCAATCCAACAAGGATTGGTTCGGGGTAGATGAAGAAATGACCATGGCTGCGATGGGTATTGACAAAAAGTTGCAGCGTCAGTATGGTGCTGACTATATTGGTACTGATGATTACTTTGAAGCAGTCGATCAGACCATGCGGAAAAGATTTCCTGAGTACTTTGAATCTCAGAGCCATGAGGATGATGCTCCTCGCAAAAAAGCATCGGAACCGGCTGACGAGGAAGAACCTCCGCGCCGTGCCTCAAAATCCACTGTGGTGGCCCCGGCCTCTCGCAGTACCCCGCCTACTCGCGTGAAACTGAAGTCATCCGAAGCAGCGTTAGCCCGCCGCCTTGGGGTGCCTTTGGAAGTCTATGCTAAAGAGGTTGCTAAGCTTGGAAGGAGTCAGTAATGGAACAGGTTCAACAAAATCGCCGTAGCCGTGAGGCAGATGTCCGTGATGTGGCCTTTAAACGGCCCGAAGCATGGCGTCCGCCGGAAATGCTGCCTAGCCCTGATGATCGGCCCGACTGGTCTCATCGCTGGGTTCGTATCTCCGCTATGGGTGCTCCCGACGCCACCAATATTTCTTCTAAGTTGCGCGAAGGATATGAGCCCTGCAAGGCAGAGGACTATCCCGAGCTAATGATGCACGCTTCCACCGAAGGTCGCTTTAAAGGCAACGTTGAGGTGGGTGGACTGTTGCTTTGCCGGATTCCTAAAGAGTTTATGGAGCAACGTGCTGATCACTATGCACGCCAGAACAAGGCTCAGATGGAGTCGGTAGACAACAACTTTCTTCGTGAAAATGATCCTCGGATGCCCCTTTTCTCGGAAAAGAAATCCAAGGTCAGTTTCGGTTCTGGTTCTTAATTTGGAGTTTTAAATGGCTTCTACCGCTTCTCCCTACGGGCTAAAACCCGTAAACCAGTTGGGCGGCACCCCGTATGCAGGTGCAACCCGTACTTACCTGATCGACCCGGCAGGTACCGCTTCGAACATTTACAACGGCTCGCCCGTGTACGTGAACGCATCCGGCTATCTGGCTGTGGCTACCGCCACCGGCGCTGACGCGACGACTAACGGCTTCCCCACCGGCACCGCTAACACCGGTATCGTGGGTGTGTTCGTTGGCTGCTCGTACTACAACGCCCAAGGCCAACTGATCTTCTCCCAGTACTACCCCACCGGTGTGACTGGCGTGATCCAAGCCTCGGTTGTTGACGACCCCAACGTTGTGTTCCAAGTCCAGTCCGCTGGCTCTGTGACGCAAGCCGCTGTGGGCGCGAACCTGTTCTTCACCACTGGCGCTGTTGCTACTGGCAGCACCACCACGGGCAACTCCACGGCTTCTGTCGTGGCGGGCTCGTCGGCTGTGGCGACCACCGCAGCTTTCCGTGTTGTCGGGTTCCCCAACGTGCAAGGCTTCTCGGTTGTGGGCGATGCCTTCACCGACGTCTACGTGAAGATCAACCCCGGCTATCACACCTATACCAACGCTGTTGGTCTGTAAGGAGTAACATAAAATGGCTATTTCACGCGCACAGCTACTTAAAGAACTCCTTCCCGGCCTCAATGCCTTGTTTGGCATGGAGTACGCTCGCTACGGTGAGCAGCACAAGGAAATCTACGAATCCGAGACCTCCGAGCGTTCCTTCGAAGAAGAAACCAAGCTCGCTGGCTTCGGTGCTGCACCTGTCAAGAACGAAGGCTCTGCCATCGCTTACGACAACGCGCAGGAAGCTTTCACTGCTCGCTACACCCACGAAACCATTGCTCTGGGCTTCTCCATCACGGAAGAAGCTGTGGAAGACAACCTGTACGACAGTCTGTCTGCCCGCTACACCAAAGCTCTGGCTCGCGCTATGGCGTTCACCAAGCAGGTCAAGGCTGCTTCCATCCTGAACAACGGCTTCAACGGCTCCTACCCCGGTGGTGACGGCGTGTCCTTGTTCGGTGTTAACTCCAGTTCTAGCCGCGTGGGTCACCCCACCGTCGGCGGCACTGTGAACTTCAACAGCCCGGCTACTGCGGTTGACCTGAACGAAACCTCGCTGGAAAACGCCACGATTCAAATCGCAGCGTGGACCGACGAGCGTGGACTGCTGATCGCCGCCAAGCCTGTCAAGCTGGTGATTCCGCCGAGCCTGATGTTCGTTGCCAAGCGTCTGCTGGACACCGAACTGCGTGTTTCTACTGCTGACAACGACATCAACGCGTTGAAGCAGATGGGCACCATCTCTGGTGGCTACACCGTCAACAACTTCTTGACCGACACGAACGCTTGGTTCCTGACCACGGACGTTCCTAACGGCATGAAGCACTTCGTGCGTACCCCGCTGCAAAACAGCATGGACGGCGACTTTGATACGGGCAACGTCCGTTACAAGTCCCGCGAGCGTTACAGCTTCGGCTGGTCTGACCCGCTCGGCATGTGGGGTTCTTCCGGTTCGTCTTGATCGACCGGTAAGCTAGGAAAAGGGGCCTTGTGCCCCTTTTTCTTTTGGGTTATATTGCAGCCACTCCCGGACTTTTCCGGTGTATCTGACGGCTCCGGGCCGACGTCATGCAGACAGATACACCTTAACCGCATGAGGAAAAAATCATGGCAAATACCACATTCAACGGCCCAGTTCGCTCCGAGAACGGCTTTCAAGACATCACCGTTAACGCCACCACTGGCGCTGTTACCGTGGACGCCACCTTTGGCGCAACCACAAGCGTGACCAACCTGACAACCACCAATCTGGTTTTTACCGACCAGAACCACCCTTCGACTGCCGCAATCAACGCCACCGCAACCGCCACTGCGGCTGAAGTTGCAACCGGCTACATCACTTCCACTTCGGCCTCTCCGACCACCATCACACTGCCCACCGGCACGTTGCTGGGCGCGGCTATTGGTGCGGCTAGGGGCACTGTGCTGGAACTGTACGTGGACAACACCGCCGGTGCGAGCACCGTGACTATTGCTGTTGCAGTCAACGGTATCTTGTCCACCGCAGCTACTGACACAGCCGGTTCGTTTGGTGACCTGACCATTGCTTCCGGTGTCACCGGTCTGGCACGATTCACCATCATGTTCTCCAGCGCCACCGCATACGTGTTCACACGCACTGCCTAATTGATCTCGGGGGCCTCGGCCCCTGTCTTACAGGAGATTAGTTATGACGATGCAATATGACGTTAAGTCAACCCATAGAAACTCCTCGGGGTCCATTTTTGGCTCCCGGGCGCGTATCAAAGGGTTTTCTATCTGCGCGACTGCCAGCGCTGCTGGCACGTTGCTGCTGAAGGACGGCGGTTCCGGCGGAACCACGGTGATCGAAATCGACATCCCCTCTAACTCCAACCCGAACTCGTTTTATATTTCGGTGCCGGGTGAGGGGGTGCTGTGCTCGACTGACATCTACGCATCGCTGACGAACATCGCCAGCGTCACGGTGTTCTATGGCTAAGACCGCAGCATGGACTCGCAAGGAAGGCAAGAACCCCAAAGGCGGTCTGAACGCCAAGGGACGAGCCTCCTACAACGCAGCGAATCCGGGCAAGCCCGGCTTGAAGGCCCCTCAACCAGAGGGCGGCAAACGCCGCGACTCTTTCTGTGCCCGGATGACTGGCATGAAGAAAAAGCTGACCTCGGAAAAGACCGCGAACGACCCCAATAGCCGGATCAACAAGAGCCTTCGGGCTTGGAAATGCTGACATGACTGAGAAAACAGAGACTGTTAAAAACGTGCTGGACTTCGTGGCCGTGTTCACGGCGATTGGCTCTTTCTTGCAGATTCTTACCCCGGTGTTTGGTCTGATCGGCGCTATCGTGGGCGTCATGCGCATCTACGAGATGGCGACCGGGAAAGAGTTTTCTATGCTTTGGCGCAAGAAGGCAGAAGATGCCGAGCACAAGTAAGAAGCAGCACAACTTTATGGCAGCGGTGGCTAACAGCCCCGCGTTTGCCAAGAAGGCCGGAGTCCCTACGAGTGCGGGGAAAGACTTCATCAACGCGGACAAGGGCCGCAAATTTAAAGAAGGTGGCGATATGAAAGAGTCTAAGGCGATGGTTGCCAAAGAGATGGCCTTCATGAAGAAGAAGGGCGCTCCCAAGTCCATGATCAAGCATGAGATGGGCGAGATGAAGATGGCTAAGGGTAAACCCTTTGCCAAGGGCGGCATGACCAAGATGGGTGCTGTGAAGACTGCCGCCCCCAGCAAAGACGGTGTTGCTGTCAAAGGCAAGACTCAGGGCAAGATGGTCAAGATGAACTACGGCGGCAAAGCCTGCTGATAGGGGAAGAGCATGGGAAAACGCACAGGACAACTAGCTGGCCTTGCTGCACTTGGTGCGTTGGGCTACATGCTCTCCCGAGACAAGAAGGGTGAGTCTTCTAAGTCTGAAACTCGCTTTTCTGCTCCCAGCGCTAGATCAATGCCTGCGGCAGAGCGACCTGCCCCCATGGCAAGAATGGTTGACAACGGGGATGATCGGGATGTTGGTGGTGGTTTTAACCCGGCTGGTCTCCGTCGCAACATGGAAACGGGTGAGGTGTATGACCCGGGTACAGTCTCAAATCAAGCTGTTGCAGCCCCTGTAGCTTCCAAGGCTCCCGTTCGCGCCGCCCCTGCTGCCGCCCGAGCCGCAACCCCTGCTGCCGCCCCTGCCGCAGCCCCTTCTGACGCCAGCAAAACGCCCGCAGTAAGTGACACATCTCCTGATGAGTCTCGTAGCGGGCGGATGACATCTGCTCCAGAGTCCGATGACGTGCCCGGTGCAGCCGCTGCGGTAGCTCGGTTTAAACAGGAAACGGCAGGCATGCCCCCAGCAATTGCGCAGGGCCGTGCTCCGATGACTAAACGTCAACCAGTTGTCAACACGTATACCCGCAAGATGGGCGCTCAAGCTGGCGAGGCCGAAGCGTATCGTGCGGCACAAGCAGCCCGTGCTGGTAAAGACAATCGTCCAGACCTGTCTACGCCAGAGGGCCGCAAGCGGGCAGAACAAGCGCAAGGTTTGGAAAGGGTGTACCCGGAACAGGCAATGATTGCCCCGGGTGTCAAAGGTGTTGCGGCCTTGGCTAAGGGTCTTGCCAATCGCTCCCCCCGGCTGTCAGAAATGACGATGCAGTCTCTTCCGGCTCCGACAGCACGACTTACAGGACCTAGCGCATCGGCTCTAAAAGAAGCTGAACGTGCAAAACGCGCAGCAACACGTCAAGCTGAAATGCGGGCTGAAAATGCATCCCGCTACGGACTTGATACTACATCTCCGGGCGCAAGGGCTCTGCGCAACAAGATTGATGGAGAAGGGTTTGTTTTGAGGAAAAATGGCGGCGCAGTCAAGAAGATGGCTTCTGGCGGCATGACTGTTTCCAAAGCATCGTCTCGCGCAGATGGTATTGCCCAGCGCGGCAAGACCCGTGGCAAAATTTGTTAAGGTAACCTATGTCACGTCCTACCCCCCAAGAGATTCAAGACATTCGGGATCAGGCCAAGACTGACAAGGCGTATGAAGACTCCTTGCGATTGACTGCTCCTGCTCCTGCCGCCTCGGCTCCTAAGCCTGCTGCATCTCGGCCAGTTAAAAGGGCTGGTGGTGGTGTCACCCGTGCAGACGGCTGCATTACCAAGGGCCACACCAAAGGCAGGATGATCTAAGGATTGATCATGGCAGAAGAGAAGCCTCGCATGATGACCCTGAAGAAGTTGTACGAGGAAATGACAACTTCTCCTGCCAAGATGTCCATGGGTCACACCACCCAAAAAATGGATATTGCCGACAGTATGTTTGACGCACCCAAGGCCAAGAAGATGGCTAAGGGTGGTTGCTGCCGGGGCGATGGTATTGCTCAGCGCGGCAAGACGAAAGGCAGGATGGTGTAATGGCTAAAGGCAGGAAAACAGCAGCGTTGCTTGGGGTTCTTGGCGCTGGCCTTGCGGCCAGCAAGCTTGGCAATGTGTCTTTGGGTCAACTCGACCCTGACCGTGCAGATGTCGTTGATGAAGCCAAGCGCAAGTACGGCTTCAAAGGGGCGTTGGAATATTTTGACAACCCCTACCGCAAAGTTACCGATGCCGAGCGCGAGCAGGCTCGCCGCCGCGCTTTCAAAGACAGCCCGACCACGGTACTGACCGAGAGCGGCCTTCCGATTGAGACGGCGGGCGGCTACCTGAAGACGTACAAAAAGGGCGGTGTCACCCGTGCGGATGGATGCATCACCAAGGGTCATACTCGCGGGAAAATGGTATGAGAGCCAGCCGAGGCATGGGTGCAATCAACCCCAGCAAGATGCCAAAGAAGAAGGTCATCCGGCGCAAGGACGACCCTAACTCTGTGGACATGTATGCCGATGGTGGCAGTGTAAACGCTGCGGGCAACTATACTAAGCCAAGCCTGCGCAAGCGGATTGTGTCTCAGGTAAAGGCTGCTGCTACGCATGGCACCGGGGCAGGCCAGTGGTCCGCCCGTAAGGCTCAGCTTGTTGCCAAGAAGTACAAGGCAGCAGGCGGGGGGTATAGAGATTGAAAGCGCCGCAGCAGTCATTGAAGGCTTGGGGCGACCAGAAGTGGAGAACCAAGAGTGGCAAACCGTCTAGTAAAACTGGTGAGCGATACCTTCCGGAGGCTGCTATCAAGGCTCTCAGCCCGGCTGAATACGCTGCGACAACCCGGGCCAAAAGAGCAGGTAAAGCCGCCGGAAAACAATTTGTGAAGCAGCCCAAAGGCATAGCTAAGAAAACAGCAGGGTTCCGATAATGGCAGTCACATCCGGCGCAAGCAGTTTTAACCTCGACCTCTCTGAGATCGTTGAGGAGGCTTTCGAGCGCTGTGGCTCGGAACTTCGCACGGGTTATGACCTGAAGACTGCCCGCCGGTCCTTGAACCTGATGTTCGCTGACTGGGCCAACCGGGGGGTCAACATGTGGACGTTTGAGCAAGGGACTATCCCCCTTGTTCAGGGGCAGAACACCTATGCCCTACCCAACGACACGGTTGACCTCCTTGAGCACGTTATCCGCACGGGGGCGGGAGCAGCCTCGACGCAGGCAGACCTGACCATTACCCGGATCAGTGTCTCCACCTACGCCACGATCCCTAACAAGCTACAGCAGGCCCGGCCTATCCAGATTTGGGTCCAAAGGTACAACGGGCAGAACTCCACCACAGGGCTAACTATCTCTGGTGGCACTCTCTCGGCCAGCAACACGACCGTTACTCTTAGCTCCACCGTGGGTCTTCCTGCCACGGGTTTTATCAAGGTTGATAACGAGATCATCAACTACGGGGCCATCAGCGGGAATACCCTGACTAGCTGCTCGCGGGGACAGGACAACACCACTGCCGCCAGCCACACCAATGGCACGGCTGTGTACTGGGCGCAGGTTCCTGCCGTCACTGTATGGCCTACCCCGGATGGCTCGCAGAGCTATCAGTTGATCTACTGGCGGCTGCGGCGTACCCAAGACGCAGGTGATGGTGTAAACGTCATGGACGTGCCGTTCCGGTTCATCCCCTGCATGGTTGCCGGGCTGGCCTACTACCTGTCCATGAAGGTCACTGGCGCGGGGGATCGGATGCAGATGCTCAAGGCGCAGTACGACGAGGCATGGACCCTCGCCTCTGATGAGGACCGGGAGAAGGCTGCCATCCGATTTGTTCCCCGCCGGGCATATATCGGGGGCAGCACCTAAATGGCAAACAGGTTTGCCTCTGGCAAGAATGCGATTGCTATGTGTGATCGCTGCGGCCAGAGATTTAAACTGACGCAGTTAAAGACAGAGGTCATCAAGACCAAGCTGTACCAACTGCTTGTCTGCCATGAATGCTGGGACCCAGACCACCCGCAGCTTCAGTTGGGTATGTATCCTGTGGATGATCCACAAGGTCTCAGGAACCCCCGCCCGGACAGTACATATCAGATTGCCGGTACAGGCCCTGATGGTTACACTACAGGGGGTAGCCGGGTTATCCAGTGGGGATGGAATCCCGTAGGTGGATCATCGTTTTTTGATGCAGCACTGACACCTAACAATCTAGTGTTGTCTGTGCAAATTGGCGCAGTCACGGTTGCAACGACATAAGGAGTCGATCATGGACGGAAAGACCGCCGTGCGAAAGCACGAAAAGAACATGCACCCCGGCAAGACGCCGACGAAGATGAAGGCGGGTGGCAAGACCAACGCCGACATGCTCAAGTACGGGCGCAACATGGCTAAGGTCATGAACCAGCGCAGCACCGGTCGCAAGGGAGGCTGATATGGCAACGTACAAGCAACCCAAGAAGATGGCGGCTCCTGTTGTGGGCCAGATGCCGGTCAAAGAGGCGCTCAAGAAGAACGTCTCCGTGGCTAACGAGCGTTCAAACGAATACGACGGGGTGAAGACCTCGGGCATCAAGATTCGTGGCACTGGCGCAGCTACCAAAGGTGTGATGGCTCGCGGGCCCATGGCTTGAGGTTTAAATGAACTACGCCGCGTTGGTCACTGCTATTCAGGACTACACTGAGAACACGTTCGATTACTCGACTAATCCGTCGATCATCAACACGTTTATCAAGCAGGCCGAGCAGCGCATCTACAACACGGTGCAGTTCCCGGTACTCCGCAGGAACGTCACTGGCTCCACATCCTCCAGCAACAAGTACTTGTCCTGCCCGGGCGACTTCCTGTCCGTCTATTCGATGGCTGTGATTGATGCGTCGGGCAACTACGAGTACTTGCTGAACAAGGATGTGAGCTTCATCCGTCAGGCGTACCCCAACCCCAGCACTACGGGCATCCCCAAGTACTATGCGCTGTTCGGCCCCACGACCACCAGCGGTCCTAGCCCTGTGTTGACGGACGAGTTGAGCTTCATCCTTGGCCCCACGCCAGATGCCGTTTACAGCGTCGAGCTGCACTACTTCTTCTATCCTGAGTCGATCACGGTTGCTGCGGACGGTCAGACTTGGCTGGGTGATAACTTCGACACGGTGCTGCTCTACGGTTCGCTGGTGGAGGCGTACACCTACATGAAGGGTGAGACGGACATGATGGCCCTGTACTCTCAGAGGTACAGCGAGGCTCTGTCGCAGGCCAAGCGTCTGGGTGATGGTCTGGAGCGCAGCGATGCGTATCGCAGTGGTCAGGCTCGCATGGCTCCTCTACCTCAGAATAACGGAGTTGCCTGATGGCCTTCACAGGTAACTTTGCCTGCAACTCGTTCAAGACGGGGCTGATGAAGGGCACCTTCGACTTCGATGTCGATACCTATTACATCGCCCTGTACACCAACGCAGCCTCGTTCGATTACACAACCACGGCCTACACCACGACGGGCGAGGTGGTTGCGTCTGGATACACCGCAGGTGGTGAGCCTCTGACGGTAACTGTGACCCCGACAACCGGGACCACCGGGACGGTGGCCTACATCTCGTTCAGTAATGTCTCGTGGACCGCAGCGTTTACAGCACGCGGTGCGCTCATCTACAAGCCCGGGGCGGACGGGGCTATGTGCGTGCTAGACTTTGGAAGCGACAAGACTTCCACGACGACATTCACGGTGCAGTTCCCCGCAGCCACCAACACCTCTGCAATCATCCGAATCGCGTAAGGAGCGACCATGTCTCACGAAATTGCTAAAGCCTCTGATGCTGTTGCTGGCGGTCTGGTCGCTGGTACCCGTCACACCGAAACTGCCAAGGCCACGGGCCGGTTCCTGATGGAATGCTACGACAAGGACGGCCTACTCAAGTGGTCCGCCGAAGAGAGCAACCTCGTTGTGAACGTCGGCCTCCAGTACATGGCTGGCACTGCCCTGACCAGCACCACCCAGATTACCACTTGGTACATCGGCCTGTACGGCGCTGGCGCTTCTAACACCCCGGCGGCTGGTGATACCATGGCTTCCCACGCTGGCTGGACTGAGGTGACCCCGTACTCTGGTGCGCGTCCCACGGCTACCTTTGCTGCGGCTACCAACGCCAACCCCTCAGTGGTGACCAACAGCGCCTCCCCGGCCTCGTTCTCCATCAACGCCACGCAGACTGTGGGCGGAGCCTTCCTGACCAGCGACAGCACCGCTGGTGGCTCGACGGGCACTCTGTTCTCTGCCGCTGACTTTCAGTCCCCCGGCGACCGCTCGGTTGTGTCTGGCGACACGCTGAACGTCACCTACACCTTCAGCTTGGCGGGTTAATGAGGGTATGGTCAAGATCGACTTTGAGTTTGACTCCCAGTACGGCGTCTTTCGGGACGCCCTTCACTTGCCCGAGGATCACGGGCTGAGTGATGCTGAGATTCAGGCGCTGAAACAGCAGCGCTTCGACAACTGGCTCGCCATCGTAACCGCCCCCTCCGAAGAACTACCTCCGGTAGAATCGCCCCCTGAACCGGGGGTGTAAATGGCTGATCGTTACTGGGTAGGTGGCACGGGGACGTGGAACACCACCAGCACAACAAACTGGTCCGCATCTACTGGCGGAGCTAGTGGCGCATCTGTCCCCACCGTAGCGGACAGCGTCTTCTTTGACCAAGCAGGAACCTACACCGTCACGATGACGGGCGCTTTGGCGTGTCTGGACATCACCGTTTCCGCAGGCACCGTCACCTTTGCTACAGGGACATCTCCCACGCTAGACATTCGCGGCTCTATGTCGCTGCTGGCCGGGACAGTCTGGAGTTCTACCGGCAACGTCACGTTCAGTTCCACGTCTACCGGAAGGACAGTAACTACCAACGGCACCACAATTAATGCGGCAGTGACATTTAACGGCGCTGGAGGCGGCTGGACCCTTGGCTCTGCGCTAAATATTGGCGGCAACCAATTTAGCATGTCTCAAGGGACATTTGACACCTCTGCTGTCGGAAACTACTCATTAACATGTGGCAGATTTAATAGCTCGGTAGGATTTACAAGAACAATAAATTTAAATGCATCCACAATAACTCTTACATTTTCTAGTATTGTAATAAATATTTTAGTGGGACTTACTTTTAATGTCGGCACGTCAACATTTGTTGTGACCGGCCAAAACCCGGTATTTAACGGATCAGGCTTAACATTTTATAATCTAACTTTTACAAACTCAACTTTAGGAACCGCCGCTGTTACCGGTACCAACACGTTTAATAATTTCACTGTTACCGGGCCGTTAACATCATTGACCGCCTTTACAAATACCGTAACATTTAACGCGCAGCAGACCATCAACGGCACCTTGTCCACCACTTCCACGGCGGGTAATAGGCGCGTACTCTTTGCATCAGCCACTTACGGCATCTCTGTTGACCTCGTAGTCAACTCCGCCCCCAGCCTGACAGACGCAGACTTCCGGGGGCTCTATGTCAGGGGCACATCGGCCCCCATCAGCGGCACGCGCATTGGCAACCGGGGGGAGTGCAGGAACATCACGTTCAGCACGCCAAAGACGGTGTATTGGAACCTTGCGGGCTCTCAAAACTGGATTGCTAATGCATGGGCCACAACATCTACCGGAACACCATCTACAGACAACTTTCCTCTGCCGCAGGACACCGCCACATTTACTAATGCCGGGTCGGTAACTGGGACAATATCTATCAGTACATCAACGCCGTATCTTCCTACCGTAGATATGTCGGGGCGCACTACTTCGATGACATTCAGCACCAATGCCCCGGTGCCTGTATACGGAGATTGGAAGAATGGCTCTGGCACTTTATTTTCTGTTGGGACTTCTACCTTAACTTTTTCTGGTGGCGGTACGCAGACCATCACCAGTGCAGGCAAGGCGTTTATTTGTTCCATCACCATCGACACCTATGGCGGCACGGTACAGCTTGTTGATGCTTTGAACATTGGCACAACTAACACAATAACCGTTACTAACGGCACGTTTACTACAGCAGGCTATACCGTAACTGCGGGGGGTTTAAGTTCCAGTAATAGTAACATTAGAACTATTTTGCTTGGGGCAAGTGCCGTTACTTTGGGTAGCGCAAACCCAGTTACGTTGACAACATCTACAAACCTTACATTTAACGCAGGGACATCTAGCATTACCTGTACGGCGCAAAGTCCAACTTTTGCAACAGGCGGACAGACGTTTTATAATGTAACTTATACAAATCCAAATGATAGTTTTTTTAGAATTCAAGGGGCAACAGGAAATACTTTTAATAATTTAACTATTAATCCCCCAAACTTGGGAGTTACTACCTGTGTTTTTAGTGCTAACCAAACCGTTACCGGCACATTGACGGGTGCTTCTGCATCAGCAGTACGACGTATCTTTTTTCAGTCTAATACTGCTGGCACCCAGCGCACGCTGACGGTTAACAGTATTTCCGCCACCGACTGCGACTTCCGAGACATCAACCTTGCCGGGGCTGCGGCGGGCTCTTCTCCCACACGCGCAGGAGATTGCGGCGGCAATACCGGCATCACATTCCCCGCAGCAAAGACGGTCTACTGGAACCTTGCGGGCACGCAGAACTGGAGCGCTACGGGATGGTGCCCCTCTTCTGGCGGCACGCCCGACATCAACCAATTCCCCCTAGCACAAGACACGGCGGTATTTGATAACACTGGATCGGTGACGGGCACAATCACGATTAATTCCGCATGGAACATTGGCACTTTTGACGCTTCGCTGCGCACCAGCGCGATGACATTAGGTTTTTCTGCGTCGATCACGGTGGCTGTTTATGGAGATTGGAAGTTTGGTACTGGGGTCACTGCCAATAGCACTGCCAGCGTCATCTCATTTTGTAAAGATGGAACACAGACTATTACTAGCAATGGAGTTCAGTTTAATTGCATCTTAACTGTCTCCCGCCCATCCGCATATGCTCAGCTTGCTGACGCATTATCGTTAAATTCAACAAGTTTTTTACGCTTTGGAACAGGTACCTTTGATGCAGTCACATACAACGTAACTGCTGGAGGTGTTGATAATACGACCACACCTGCAACTCCCACTATAAAAATGGGCTCAGGTACTTGGACGTTGACGGGTACAGGGGCGGTTTGGAATTTTGCAAATGCACCGTCGGCCTTAATTGCTGGAACAGCAACCATCGTGTTGTCCAACACCACCGCCACTGCTAGAACTTTTAATGGCGGCGGACTGTACTACAACAAGCTAACAATTGGTGGGACGACGGGAACGTCCACACTAACTATTAGTGGCAGCAACATATTTGGTGAACTTGCGTCTACTAAGACAGTAGCACATACAATTATTTT